TGACAATAGAATCTCTTGGTCAATCTCAGCAGTAATCTCTTGTGCAAGAGCGGCCATGATTTCTGCTTCAACGTCAATACCATGTTGAGACTGAGCATCTTGTGCTGCCTCAAATGTCCAACGTGCTTGCAACTTACGTGATTTAGCTTCAACAGCTTGACGTAGAATCTGAACAGAAATCTGCTTACCACCGTTGCCTTCTAGGGCAGCAGTGTCGTTACCTGTGTAGTAACTAGTTGTATCAGTACCACCTGGAGTGCGTGAATATGCTTGTGCAATCAAGAATGGACTCAATGCTTCTTGACCAGCTGTAACGCTAGTTGCGGCTGCACTGTTGTCTGTCAAGCTGTTAGCATAACGAACACGTAGAGTGTGAATTTGACCAACTGGTCCTGTCATTGGCTGAACGCCTACCAATTCGTTAGCGATAACGGTTGGCATGACACGACGAATAACTGGAAGAATCACACGGTTTAGTGTAGCGATATTACCAGCTGTAGTTGTACCGGCTGAAGATTCAGCTAGTAACTGTTTTTTAGTGTTTTCTAAAATAACACCCATTGTTGAACGGCGAGTTCCTTTTAAGCCTTCTAACAGAGCTTCTTTGGTCTCGTCCCAACGGCCTTCTAAGAGTACTTTTGACATTTTTAATTTCTCCTAATCTATGTCTTTTTTAATTAAAGCCCTGCCAGACGCTTGATATCGATAACGTTATCACGTTGTTCCGTATCAACTTCTTGTTTGGCAGCTTTATCCCCAGTTGCTTCTACTATAACTGATTCTGTTAATTTAGCTTTTTGTGCTGGTTTAACATTACCGTTATTTAGAACTGCTGGAAGATACTTATCGAAAGCGGCTTGTAGACGTGGTGTCTGGACGCTTTCTAGTAAGTTCTGCATTACTGATGCCTTTTCTTCGTTCAATGTAGCAAGTAACTCGCTCATTGTTTTTTCACGTAGATTAGACTCTTTAATAATACGAACTTCACGTTCTTTTGATTCAATCAACTTCTTAGCGTTGCTGATTGTATTGATGGATTCGGCTAGTTTCTTATCTTTTTCTTCTAGCTGAGTCATTAGTTTGCGAGTTTCTGCTTTCTCACTTAAGTGAGTGACACTGAATTCACTTGCAAAACTTTCAAAGATACGACGACCAAAATTGTTCTCTCGAGCAATCTTGATATCTTCTTTTAATTGACCTAATTCACCTTTGAGTTGGCTAGCGACAACCGTAGTCAATCTTTTAGCAGATTCAGCAACAAAACGTGCCTTCAATGCTTCTAATTGTTTACGACCTTCAGCAACTAACTTAACCTTTGCTTCAACTACAGCTTGTTTGTCTTGTGTGAATTCTTTAATTTCACGTGCTAAAGCATGAACAATAAATTGTTCTAACTTTTCTTGACTTTCCATTTGTAGTTTACGCTCACTACGTAGTTCTTTAATTTCTTCGGCTAGTTTAGTAACCATAAAATTATTGAATTTTGTAGCTGATTCACGCAATTTTTGTTGCGCTATCACACGGTCTTCGTTCATTGCTTGACGTTCAGTCTGAAATTCTTCAATCTCAGTCTTTAGTCCTTCACTGACCATTTTATCAAGGGCTTCTACCATCACGTATCTGTCATGTTCATAACGTTGTGCGAATTCTTCACGCAATTCTGCACGTACTTGCTCACGAGCCTCATTCAATTTAGATTCCCATGCCTCGTTTATAGCGACACCAGTTTCTTCATTGATTAATCCACTCTCAAGTAATGGTTTGATAGCATCTAACATGCTTAATCCCCTTTGTTAATTTTGAGATCCTTGATAAGACGAACCACTTCGTCTTTCAGGTATCTCTGTACCTTTTTGTCGCCTTGTGCCTCTTTTGCTATATCCAACATCTTATGACCATGACGCATATTCATCATACCTTCATAAATTGCTTTAGGATAAGCATTAGGAGCACTAGGTTGTGCGACAATATCCACAGTGACTATTTCAAAGTCACTCACTTTGCCGTCCATGTCATTCACGTTTCCGCTACCACGACTTGAAACGCCGAGTTTCACACCACTCTCCAACATAGTTTTAACTAATTCACCCATTGGAGTTGGTAAAATCTTTAACTTTCCGAAACCATTAGCTCCGTCCATCCACATGCTTGTTATCATATGTGATACACGGTCTAAGTTAATTTTTAAGTCATCTGGATGATCTACTTCACCCAATACAGAGTAACCACTTGTAATTTGCTCATTTAGAGTACCGACTGCAGTTTCAATTTCAGACACGGGGTAAACACGCTCATTTGCGTTCTTTACCCCGCCCTGAATGAAGATACCTTTCATATAAAGGTTCTTCTTGTCGCCTTCACTGACAGATTCAACAACCATACCGGCTCGGTCAAATGTCAGATGCTCCTTGAGATACAAAGCCATTGCTCTCAGATTCCTTAAATACGTCTTTTAGCAGGAGACTTGCGTGACTCTGCTACTGGGCTACGAACTTTACCTGCTTCGTCTTTAGTGACTGGCTTAGGTGCGGCTGTTAAATCAGCATTGTTTTGTGCTGGAGCATTTTTAAATGAACCTGCACCTTTAACAGATGTTTCACCTTTTGCATATGCATTAGTTGGGCCTTTTGGTCCTGTTGGAACTGCTTCACTTGCACCACTGAATTTTACTGGCTTGCTGTCCATTCCAGCTTGACCGCTGTTGTTTAAGTTTGTACTCTTTGTTTGAACACCATTGTCACCATGAGTTACAGAAACTTTCTTCAATGTGATAGCTTCCATCATAGGATCTTCTTCACCGCCCATGTCGTCCATGCCGTCCATGTCGTCACCGCCCATGTCATCCATGTCACCTTCTTCATCACCCATGTCGTCATCACCCATATCATCACCGCCCATGATTTCTTCAAACTCAGCCATTAACTGGTCTAATTTATCTTCTAGGTCAACAACACGGTCTTCTAAACCTTCTTCGCCACCTTCTTCGCTGTCCATTTCAATGTCAACTGATTCTTCATCACCTTCGCCATCATCCATGTCAGCAATATCAAATTCTTCATCTTCGGCTTCTGCCATGCCTTGTTCTTCGCTACCGATTTCATCTAGTAAATCTTGTACTTGACCAGATGGCTGGTTCATCATGCCTTCTTCATCCATCATTGATTCATAAATCTCACGTGACTTCTCAACCACGATATCATGAAACAATGCTTTAGCTTGTTCTTCATTCTCATTAATAATCAAATCAATAAGTTGTTCAAATTTTTTATTATCCATTGTGTGTTCTCCTAAGTAAATGGCTTTGTAGAATTATTTAGTGCGTATATGGCAAAACAGCACAATAAGTGCTGTTTTTTTACGTTTTTGCCTAGAATAAGAGATTTTTTAACTTATATCTGCGGTTGATCAGGAGCCGGCTGACTATATTGTGCATGAATCTTTTTAAGATAACTAGCCTTTTCATAATTTCTAACATCATTCATCTTACGCAATTTACGAATCTGACGTAATGTTAATTTAGTTTTACGGCTTTCTTTCCACTTTGGTTTACTGTTATCAGACTCTACATCTTGGTAACCTTCAATAGCGGGAGTAAACATCTCAAATAATTTCATAAATCTATTTATCTTAAATCTGTCCGGGCGCACCACCAGGAACATTGCCTGCCATGCCGGCTGCATCATTTCCAACTGGGCCGGCTACTTCCATACCATCTAATCCATCTTCTGGTTCAGGTGCATTCATATCTTCACCTGTTTGACTATCAGATTCAATGTCACCCACTGATACACCAATACTACGTAAATCACTACCTTGTGGTTCAACTTCAATTTCTTTATCATTTTCTTCACGCCACATCTTCTCATTTTTACTGATTTCTTCTTCAGTTAATCCTAAGAATCTTTCTAACGCAAAACGTTTACTTATATATGGATACTGCTCAATAGCACTAAAAGAAGTAATACGTGCTGTATCTAATTCACTTTGACGATAAGCGGCAAAGTTTTGTGGTGGATTAAACTGTAATTGAAATAAACCACTATCAATATTCAGTCCTCTCCAACGTAAAAATAACTTAAATTCTTCATCTAGCTTTTGGCTAATATACTTTTGTAGTCGTTCGCAATATTGATTGAAACGAAACTCTTGGATCATCGCTGTGCCCACACGTCCATCACTTAATGGAGTAGGATT